ACTTTGAACGTGCAGTTGAATTAAGAGACCAAATTAAAAAATTGGAATCTAATCAAGAAAAAATTGAAACTCTAACTTTAGAATTAGAAACTTCAATTAAAGAACAAAACTTTGAGAAATCAATTAAGTTGAGAGACCAAATTAATAAGTTGACTAAGTAATTTACTAAACCCCACCTTTGAGTGGGGTTTTTTATTTATTAAAATTACTGAATAGTTATTATTATAAAAAAAATTATATTATGGGAATTAAAAAAGAAATTATTGAAGGTACTAAAATTATTAATGAAATTGAATCAAGTAATTTAGTTAAAACTATCTATGATGTTGAGAGTCAAAAATTAATAGCGGAATTCAAAAATGGGTTTAAATATGAGTATGATGAAGTGCCTCACAAAACATATACTCAATTTAGGATGTCAGAATCTCAAGGAAAATTCTTCAACACTAACATCTCAAAGACTTTTAAGTATAAAAAATTATAAATTTTTCTAAAAAATTGGATATTTATCTTTAATGGATAATAATATTAAAAATATTTTACAAAGTTTTCACTTACAAGACACCTTAAACCCTAAAATATGGGTTATGTCTGAAGATGATGAAATTGGTAATATGAATCCTAAAGTTAGGACTCGTTTACTTGACATTGCCTACGACTTTATTGATTTCTTAGGTGTGGATGTTATTGTGTCGGATGTTGTTATGACAGGTTCATTATCAAATTATAATTGGTCAAAATACTCTGATGTTGATTTACACATCATTGCTGATTTTAATCAATTCAAGGAATCTGAATTACCTTTATATAAAGACTTATTTATATTAAAAAAAACAATATATAATGATAACCATGATATTACTATTTATGGTTATGATGTTGAACTATATGTTCAAGATGAAAATGAAGCTCACTTTAGTAGTGGTGAATACTCTATTCTATTTGATGAATGGAAATCAAAACCTAAAAAAGAGAATGTTGATATTGACACCGAATTAATTAAAACAAAAGCTAAAAAATGGATGGATTCTATTGATGCTATAATAGAACAATCAAAAGATGAATCTTTAGAAGAGTCTAAATTATTAATAGGTAAGTATAAGGATAAGTTAAAGAAATATAGAACAAGTGGGTTAGAAAAAGACGGAGAATATTCTAATGAAAATTTAGTATTTAAGGTTTTAAGGAGAAATGGGTATGTTCAAAAGTTATTTGATTTCTTAAATAAAAACACAGATAAAATCCTCTCGCTTGACGAAAAAATAAAAAATACATCAGAAAAGTAATATTTTTAATTCTGACTATATTTATATATAAAATTAATTCAAAACAAAAATAAAAAAATGGGAAATAATTTAAGACCAATTGGTAGTGAAAAATTGCAAGGTATGGAGAAAATCAACCGTATGCTTGAAATTGCTAGATATAAAGAATCAACACCTAATCCTATCAATGAGGATAAGTCAGTAGAATACACTAAAACTTTATCTGATGGTAACAATTACCAAATCATTAAAGAAAAAAGTGGTTATGTTCTAAAAAGAACATTATTGGAATCAGATGGTAATTCTGATTATTTAGAACCAATGAGAAATAGAAAATATTACCCATCATATTCTCAAGCATTAAAAAGATTAAATCTTATTGCTAAAGAAGTTAATGTTAATGAAGGTGTTGAAAGTAATACATCTTTATTTAATGAAAGTCAATCTGACGCTACAAAATATATTTTGAAAATGTCAGCTAACGAACAAGCCCCTGTTGCGGGACAAGTACCTGCTCCAGCACCAGCCCCCGCGGCTGCACCGGCTCCTGCCCCAGTTGCTGCACCAGCACCAGCTCCGGAAGAAGAATTAGATTTAGATTTTGATATGGAGGATACTGAAGGTGAAGAGGATGATAATGAACCAGTATCAATAAAAGTTATTCAGAAATTAACTGGAAAATTAGCTCAAAAATTAAGAGCTTTTGACGAGGCTAATGAAGAAGAACCAATGTCATCTAAAGATATTAAGTATGTTGTTAATTCTATTTTATCAGCAATTGATGTTGAAGCGTTAGATGAGGAAGATAAAGACGATATCTTAAGTAAATTAGAAGGTATTGAGGACGAATCTGAATTTGGTGGTGAAGAAGATTTTGATGGACTATCTGACGAAGATGGTTTAGAAGATGAAGAATTAGAAACTGAATTACCTGAAGGTGAAATGGGAGAAGCTTTTGATAGCGAAGAAATGACAATGTTTGATGATTTTAGTGAAGATGATTATGAAGAAATTTCTGACCTTAAAAGTCATATGTCTGGAAACAGAATGAACCCAAGAGCTGACAGAGAGTATCTTGATTTAAGTGATAACGATGAAGATTCTGATAGAACTAAAAAACATTTTGGTCTTGAACCTCGTCACAGAAAAAATATGGGAGATATGTTTGAAGGTATTTTTTCTGAATCTAAAGTTGATAAAATATTAGAAAGATATTTTGAGACTGAAAAAACTGAAAATACTAAAAAAACTCCTATCACTGAAAATAGAAAAGTTATTGTTAACAGAATTAAAAATTTATCTGAAAGTATTTCACAAGAAGTAGCTTCAACTAAGTTTACGAGAAATAACCCAACCGCTAAATTAATTGGTAAAACAACTAAAAACTTTTTAGTATTTGAAAATAATAATACAAAAGTAAGAATCTCTACTAAAGGTGAAATTCTATGAATCATTTAATTTACGTAAATGAATTAGGACCAAATTATAAAGGCGATAACATTTACGAATTTATTTTTTCGGATACTATAGATAATATCTGGGGCGAAAATTGGGAATCAAAACCATCTAATGGTTACCCTTTACCCCCAGATTTAGAATTTGTTAAAAAAGTGGGTGTATTGAAAAATGACCTAATAACAATGTCAGTAATTCAGAATTCTGATTATTTCTCAATGATGGATTGTCTTGATGGTGTTGTAGCTTTAGCTTGGGAAAACGAATCGGATTATGTTGATTTTAGTCATAAAAAAAGATTAGTGTTCTTATTCGGTGATACTGAAGAATCTGTTAAAGATAAACTATACGAACGAGATATCGTTTTAGAAATTGAAAAAAAAACAATATATGAAAATTAATCACAAATTATTAAAATTGGTTGAGTATGGTATGAAAACTACCACTCTAACTTCCTTGACTGAATCTCAAGTGAATAATCTATATAATAGATTAGTAGAAGGTAAAAAAGAAACTAAAGAAGCTACAACAACTAATCTTAACGCTAAAGAAACAACTTATAGTTCTGGTGAAGTTGGAGCTATGAAAACCAAAGGACTTGGTGTTAATGTTAAAAATGGTGAAGTTAGACCAACTGGTGACGGAGGTCTTAAAGTTATCACTAAAGAAGGTGAAATGACTGAAAAAGCCGAATCTAAACAACAACAAAAATTTATGGGTTTAGCTTTGTCAGTTAAACGAGGTGACACGCCTAAAGGTGAAGTGTCTAAAAAAGTTAAAGAGACAGCTAAAAAAATGTCTGAAAAAGATTTAGAAGATTTTGCATCTACAGAACATAAAGGTTTACCTAAAAAAGTTAAAAAAGAAGAAACTAAAGAAAGTTTTGGATTTGGTGATTATGGTAAAAAATTAGCATCTGCTGCTGCTGGTGCAACTAAAAAGAATTTAGGTCAAATAAGTCCTAGTGTATCTATTGGTGAATCTAAAGAAGCTATTATAGAAAGAAAAATTATTCAATTGGTTGAGAAACACCTTACACCAAAAATGACTAAACAAGACTTCTTAAATTTAGTTAAAGAACAAGGAACTAAAGAAGCCCCTGTTAAGACTCCTGTTAAGACACCAACAAAACCAAAAAAAGATAATCCTTATCAACCAAAACATAAACCAGCTCCTAAAGCTGAAGTTAAAGAACAAGGAACTAAAGAAGCTCCGGTGAAAACTCCGGTAAAAACTCCTACAAGACCAAAACCGTTTAATCCTTATCAGCCAAAGCATAAACCAGCTCCTAAAGCTGAAAATAAAGATTTACCTGAATGGTTATCTTTCACATCATTAGGTCTTAAATTAAAATAATAGTTATGAGTTTAAATTCTAAAATAGAACAAATATTAAAAGCGAAAACTAAACTTGAAACTAAATTAATTCAAGAAGGTTTAACTAAAAAAGAACATAGTGTTTTGAATGAAATCAATTCTACTATGAAAGAACAGATAGATTACGAAGGTCCTGAAAGAATGGAACCGGGTATTGAGAGAAAGATTACATCAAAAGAAACTCCTTTTGCTGGACATCCTGCAATTCCTGAAGGTGACAAAGATTTTATTGAAACTATTTCATCTAAAAGATTTAAGGATTCTGTAGCTAAAGTTAGAAGATTTTTAGGTGACACAACACCTATCCAAGGTCGTAATCCAATGATGGGTTTAATGTCTATGGTTATGAGAGGCTTACAACAGACTATGTCTATAGAGTCTCAAAACAAGGAAACTCTTGAGAATTTGGCGGTTGAGTTAGTTAAAAAAGAATTAGGAATACCTGAAGGTTCATTACAATTTGACGCCCAATTAGTTCATAGACCTATGGGTGCCGCTGAAGGTATGAGAGGTGAAGCTGAAGAACCTAGTGAAGAAGAAGTTAAAGACGCTTTTGCTAAAGCTGAAGAACACCAAGAAGAATTGGCGGATTTCGCGGATGAATTTGAGAAATTTAATTTAGAAAAAGCTAAAAGAAGACTTATCAACTCATTAATACAAGGTGCTGCTTTTAAAGGTGGTCATATGTATGTTTTACTTAATGATGAGTTAAATGCAATTAACCCTAACTTAATGAATTTATATGGTGTTAATCAATCATTGATGGAACACTTATATTGGTTATACCCAGATATGGAACAAATGGCAGGTTCTGGTGGTGGTCAAATGGGACAATCAGAAGTTGATAATGAAACAGACCCACCTACAGTTGTTGCTCGCGCCGCTACTTTCCCTTTATTGGTTCACGAATTAGTTAAAGGTGTTTATGAAGTATTTGGAACTCACGGATTACCGGATGACCCAAGACAAGCTGAAATGGTTATGGGTGCTGAAGATACTTTACCCGCAGAAATTTGGGATTCTAGATTAGGTCCTATATTTTGGGAAAAATTTACAGATGCTTACCCTGACAAATTATTTGATGAGGATAAAAAACATTTACAACATTATCTTTTTGTTAGGTTCTCAAGATTAGATGCTGCGGAATTTATGAAAATTGCAAAATTAATCTTAAAAGGTGACCCACAAGGAAGTAAATTTATTGATAGAATGGTTAATGAAATCATTGAGGATTTGAAAAAACAAGAATACGAAGATAAGGATAATGATGATTACGATGATGATGATTTGAATGATATTGATTTGTCAGCACTTGGTTTTTAAAAAATTAAATTAACATTATGGCAAACCTAACAAAAGAACAAGTATTAATTGAATATGTAAGATGTCATAAAGATATTGAATACGCGTTAAGAACTTATTTACAGACATACGATAATACAGTATCAAAATATGTTCCTTTAGAATTATACCCTGACCAATTATCATTACTTAATGATTATGAGGATTATAATGAAAATATTGCATTGAAATACAGACAAGCGGGGGTATCAACAGTTACCGCCGCTTGGGCTTCAATGAAACTATCCTTCGCAAAAAAAACAAAACCTGAAAAAGTACTTATTATTGCCAATAAATTAGATACATCTTTAGAGATGGCTAATAAAATTAGAGCGTTTGTAGCTCAATGGCCTAGTTGGGTTGGTATTGACTTTTCAGTAGAAAAAAATTCACAAAAACATTACAAATTAAATAATGGTAGTGAGGTTAAAGCTGTAGCGACATCCAAGGATGCACTGCGTGGTTTTACCCCCACTATACTTGTATTTGATGAGGCTGCGTTTATTGACGCTGATAGTGATTTCTGGGCTGCGTGTATGGCATCCCTTTCCACTGGGGGTAAAGTAATAGTTGTTTCAACTCCCAATGGATTTGACCCTATTTATTACGAAATATACGACCAAGCCTTACGAGGAATGAATGACTTTAAGATATCAGAGATGTTTTGGTATCGTGACCCTCGTTATACTAAAGATTTATATTTGGTTAAAACACATGATACCATTCATTATCTTTTAAATAAAGAGGATTACAATAAAAATGAACTTATTAGTTGGGCTCATATCCCAGCGGACCAAAGGGATTATGTGGAATTAAAATCAATGATGGATAATGGTTATAAACCATGTTCAAGTTGGTTTGAGAGTATGGTTAAGAAATTAAAATATGATAAGAGAAAAGTATCACAAGAGTTAGAATGTAACTTTTTAGGTTCTGGTGATAATGTATTTGATTCTAATTTAATGCAGAACATTCACGAGAATATGATTACTGAACCTAGTAATAAAATGATGGCTAACGCATTATGGTTATGGAAAGAACCGGTGATAGGTCATAAATACATTATGGGTGTGGATGTCAGTCGTGGAGATAGTGAGGATTTTAGTTCTTTTCAGATAATTGATTTTGATGAAAGAGAACAAGTTGCTGAATATGTTGGGAAAGTTCCCCCCGATGTTATGGCGGAGATTGCATATAAGTGGGCTAATATGTATTCAGCTTATGTGGTTATAGATATTACTGGGGGTATGGGGGTTTCAACTGCGAGAAAGATGCAGGAGATGGGTTATAAGGATTTATATATTGATGGTGTTGACACCACTAATAAATGGGCTTACAATCCTAAATCGGCAGAAAAAATACCTGGAATAAATTTTAACAATAAAAGGGTTCAAATTATTGCGTCATACGAAGAAGTATTGCGTCATAAGTTCAGAATATATAGTTCAAGACTATACAATGAAATGAATTCCTTTATATATATTAATGGTCGTCCTGACCACCAAAGAGGTCACCATGACGATTTAATTATGTCAATTGCGATGGCAACTTATGTTGCTGAATCATCATTTAGTAATTTAACTAAAGTTACTGAACATACAAAAGCGATGATTGATTCATGGTCTGTAAATAATAATACTGACATAAATAAATCTTTAGAGTTTAACCCTGTAATACCAAATTATACAGATAGACAAGGTCAATTTAATGGTGGTAATATAGCTAAAGAAGACTATAACAAATACGGGTGGTTATTTGGAGGTATGAGATAAAAATATTTCTCAATTACCATATAGGACTATTTATATGGGAAGAAAATAAGTTATATTAAGAATATGGAAAATAATCAAAACAATCAAAATAATTTAACTGTTTGGCAAAGATTATCAAAAGCGTTTGGTCCTAATTCATTATTGAATCAAGACTATCCGACTTATAAAGTTGATAAAAAAGAGTTGTTAAAAACAACTTCTAAAGCTGAATACGAAAAAGAAAAGTTACAGGCTCAACAAACTTATTACTTAGGTAATCAGTGGACTAAAATTGAAAGTAACTTATATACTCAAGCGGTTTATTATGAACCAACTCGTTTAGCATCATTTTATGATTATGAAAGTATGGAGTACACACCTGAAATTTCTGCAGCATTAGACATTTATGGTGAGGAATCAACAACGGTTGACCAAAATGGTCATATGTTACAAGTATTTTCTGAATCAAAACGAATCAAATCAATCTTAACGGATTTATTCAACAACGCTTTAGATATTAATACAAATTTACCTATGTGGACAAGAAATACTTGTAAATATGGGGATAATTTCGTTTACCTAAAATTAGATGGTGAAAAAGGTATTGTTGGTGCTATGCAACTTCCTAATATTGAAATAGAACGATTAGAGAGAGGTATGGCAGCTAAATCCGCTAATGTTGAGGAATTACCTGAAAATAGAGGGTTAAGGTTCAAGTGGAAATCTAAAGATATGGAATTTAACACTTGGGAGATTGCTCACTTTAGATTATTAGGTGATGATAGAAAATTACCTTATGGTACTTCTATGTTGGAGAAAGCGAGAAGAATTTGGAAACAATTATTACTATCTGAAGACGCGATGTTAATTTATAGAACATCAAGAGCACCTGAGAGAAGAGTATTTAAAGTTTTCGTTGGTAATATGGATGATAAAGATGTTGAACCATATGTACAACGTGTTGCGAATAAATTCAAAAGAAGTCAGGTTGTTGATTCAAGTTCAGGAAATGTTGATATGAGATTTAATCAAATGGCTGTTGACCAAGATTATTTCATCCCTGTTCGTGACCAAGCGGCTGCTTCACCTATTGAGACTTTACCCGGTGCTCAAAACTTAGCTGAAATCGCGGATATTGAGTATATTCAAAAGAAATTATTAACGGCTCTTAGAGTCCCTAAAGCCTTTTTAGGGTTTGAAGAACCTGTTGGTGGTGGTAAAGATTTATCGTTAATGGATATTCGTTTCGCAAGAACAATTAATAGAATACAAAATTGTATGATTGCCGAATTAAATAAAATTGCAATTATTCATTTATTTTTATTAGGTTTTGAAGATGAGTTATCTAATTTTACATTAGGTTTAACTAACCCATCAAGTCAAGCGGATTTATTAAAAATTGACATATTCAAAGAAAAATTGTTGGCTTATAAAGATGCTGTAGCACCTATTGAGGGTATTGCTCCGGTTTCTGTATCTTGGGCTAAAAAACATATCCTAGGATTTTCTGATGAAGAAATTAAACTTGATTTACAACAACAACGTATTGAGAAAGCGGCCGGTGCTGAATTAACTAATACCGCAACAGTTATTACTCATACAGGTATCTTTGATAATATTGATAAGTTATATGGTAATAAACCTGGAGCTCCACAAGCTGCCGGTGCAACACCACCAGCAGAACCTGGAAGTGAAGGTGGCGGAGAAGATTTTGGTGCGTTAGGCGGAGCCCCTGAGATGGGTGGTGAAGAATTAGGTGGAACTCCACCTCCAGGACCTGAAGCAGGTGGTGAAGCTGGGGTAACACCAGAATCATTTAAGAAAACCAACCATAACATTTTATTAGAAAATGAAGGGCTATTTAATGACGATTCTTACATCAATTTATCTAAAGGTGAAAATTATTTAGGAGAAATTGAAGACCAATTGGATAAACTTCTGAATGGTTAGATATTTATATATAAAAAAGTAAAATGATAAAGTTCGGTATATTAAAATCACAGGTTGAGAATGTATTATTAGAATCATATAAAAATGATACATTTAAAAAAGAAGTACAAAATTTTAAGAAACTTGTATTAGAAAATAAAAATATTAATAAAATATTTTATCTATATGATGATTTAACCTCTAACAAGGGGTTAAATGAATCTATAGTTAATGAATACATCACTGAATGTATTTCAATTTATGAAAATACAATTAATAAAATTACACCATCCGATATTGATAAATTAAAGAAATGGGTTGGTAATAATAAAACAGAAAATATATATGAATCTGTTGACAATTTATTTTCAAAAGATGTTCTTATGATTGAGTCAAGAATTCAATCTAAAAAAGTTATTTCAGAAACTTTAAAAGTATCCCCTAAACAAATTCAGGAAAATGTTAACATACCTTTAGGTTCAATGGTTAATATTGCAAATAAAACTATTAACACATTTATTGAAAATTTAGAGGAGTCAGATAAAAAAGAATTAAAAACTTTATTATCAACAGATGATGAAGAATTAAAATTAAAGTATGATTCAATTAAAGAAACTATCATCACAAAATTAACTAAAATGAAAGGCGATGAACTAGATGTTTCAACTAACAATACAATCAACGAAACAATTGATAGAGTTGTTTCAGAAAAATATGATAAATTAAATTATGTTAAACTTAAAACTTTAAACGAAAATTTATAAATCAATCTATAAGTTTAAAATCAACCCCTCCGATAACGAGGGGTTTTTTATTACCTATATATTTTTTTGACAATAAGGTATTATTTACTTACTTTTTTAAAAAATAAACTAAAAATATGTACATTAATGAAAAAAGGAAAAACATCACAGATTGATGGATTTGATAATGCAAAAATAACTTACGGAACAGTAGATTCTGTAAATCTAAAATCAATTTATCTTAACATACAAACTTGGGTTGAACCAATAACCGAAGTTGAAGATTGGAATAGAATAGTTTTAAACTTAAGTAGAAACATTAAACACTCCATTTACGAGGTTATGAATGAAGATGTATTCACAAAAACTTTTATAGTTGATTTAGATTTGAGGTCAAGTGGATTATCAATATTAAAGAAATCATTTATGAATTTAGAAATTAATTTTTATCTTAACGATAGTGAAATTGATTTTAAAGATGAAAAAATAAGAAAAACATTGTCAAAAATAACATACGAAATATTCAAAGAGAATTTTAAAGATAATAAATATTTTAATTTTTATTTAACTAAAACATCTAAATTATGTGATAATATGTTAGAAATAGAAAATTCTTAATATTTATTAATAAAAACATTTATTATGAGTAATATAGAAATTAATAAAACTAATGTCCTTAATAAAAAATTAATTCTAATTGAATACGATGCGGGTTATATTTCACCAAAAGATGAGTATAATTCTAAAATAATTAAAGAGTCTGATGGTATGTTAGACCATTCAAAACCTTTTGAATTTTACGCTGTATTACAAAAATACGATACCCCTAATAGAAATGGTAGAGTATACCCTAAAAGACTATTAGAAAGAGAAGCTCAGAATTATAGAAAAATGATTGAGAAAGGAACTGCGTTATCAGAATTAAACCATCCTGAATCATCATTAATTGACTTAGATAGAGTATCACATTTAATTACTGATGTATGGTGGGAAGGACCTGCGTTAATCGGTAAAATAAAACTATTAACAACACCAGGTTACCACGAAAGAGGTATTGTATCATCTAAAGGTGATTTGGCTGCCAATTATTTAAGACAAGGGGTTACTTTAGGTATCTCATCAAGAGGTGTAGGTTCGCTTAAAAAAGTGGGTGAACAAAATGAAGTTCAAGACGACTTTGAACTAATTTGTTTTGACTTAGTTTCATCACCATCAACACCGGGGGCGTATCTATACCATAACGAAGGTGATAGACAGAAATATGATGAAAACCTTGACGAAGAAAAAAAGACAACTATAGAGCGACAAGTCGGAAGTAATGGTAATAAATCACTTGACTTAATGAAAAAATTAAACGATTATTTAGGAAACAAATAAATAAAATATAATATGGACGAAAAGTACTTTGTTGCAAAAATCGCAATTGATTCAATTGATAATGAATCAGGTAAATTAAAAAAACTTAGAGAAGAAAAATTAGTTAGGGGTTATAATCCAACTGATGTTGAATCTAAAGTAACCAAAATCTATGAAAACTATAACCTTGCTTGGAGAATTACAGGAATTGTTGAAAGTAAAATTGACGAGGTAATAGAATAATTATCAATTAAAATTAAATTAAAAGAGGACTTATTAAGTCCTCTTTTTTTGTTTATATAAAAAAATATTCATTTTTAATACAAAAAAAGTGATTTTTTTTAACTTTTTCTTTTTTCTCAATATTTATAATAAATAAAAACAATAATGGCAAAAGAAAAATCTTTAGTTGAGGACGCAATCATCCAAATGAGAAATTTGGAAGAAGCTGTTGCGGAAAATGCAAAAGGAATACTTGCTTCTACAATGAAGGAAGAAATCAAAGAACTAGTAAAAGAATCTCTGACCGAACAAGAAGACGAGATTGACACAGATGTTGAAATGGATTTACCTACGGATGACGAAGGTGATGAAATGGATATTGATAATATTGACGATATGGAAGACGAAGAAGACTTTGATGAGTTTGGTGATGACGAAGACGTTATTGACCTAACTGATATTGAAGACGATTCTGAAATCTTACGTGTATTTAGTTTATTAGGACCTGAAGATAATGTTATAGTTAAGAAAGACGAGACTGGTAACATTAGCTTAAAAGATGGTGATAAAGAATACATGATTGTTGGTGAAAACGAAGACGAAGATGCTGACATGGAAATGTTTGAAGGTTTCGGAGAATTTGAAGACGACGAAGAACAAGAAGAAGACGAACTTTACGAAGAAGATGAATTTTCAAATGAAGATGAATCTATTGACGATATCGTTTCTAAAGTATTTGGAGAAGGTCAAGACTTTGAGGATAATGAACTTGAAGAAAATGATGAAGAAGTTGTTTACGAAATTGAAATGGACGACGAAGATTTAATGGATGAAGAAGATGAATATCTTGAGGAATCTAAATCAACAATTAAACCTAAAGGTGTTGGTATGGGTAAACCAAAATTCTCTTATAATTCTAAACCAAATCAAGGAAAAGGTTTCAACACTAAAATGAAAGAAGCCCCTAAATCTGTTGGAACTGGAAAAGCGAAATTTGAATTTAAAGAAGACGAAGATTTTGAAAAAATAGAAACTAAAGAAGCTGCTCGCACTATCGGAAATGGTTCTAAATCAGGTCGTGGTCTTAGAAAAGGTATTACTCCTAATAGAAACTTGGAATTCCCTATTAAAGAAAATACTGACGCTAAAGAACTACAAATCCTTAGAGAAAAAAACGAAGAGTATAGAAAAGCTTTAAATATTTTCAGAAATAAATTAAATGAGGTTGCTGTTTTTAACTCAAACTTAGCTTACGCTACTCGTTTATTTACTGAATGTACTACTTCAAAACAAGAAAAAATAAACATATTGAAAAGATTTGATGGTGTTGAAACGATTAAAGAATCTAAAAACTTATATCAAAGTCTTAAAAATGAATTGTCAGTTAAATCTGGTAAACCAATCAATGAATCTATTGAGTCTAAATTAGACAAAACACATTCAACTGGTTCTGCCGTTAATTTAATTGAATCAAAAACTTACGAAAATCCACAATTCCTTAGAATGAAAGATTTGATGAGTAAATTAAAATAAAAAATAAACATAAAATTAAACAAAAACAAAAATGGGAGCATTATTAGAATCAGGTCTTGTTGGTAACATCGGACTAAAACACCTTAAAGTTATCAAAGAAGATACTATTAACAAATGGGATAAATTAGGATTCCTAGAAGGTCTTAAAGGACACTTAAGAGAAAACGTAGCTCAATTATATGAGAACCAAGCGTCTTTCTTGATTAACGAAGCTACTTCAGAAGGTTCATCAGGTTCATTTGAAACTGTTGTATTCCCTATCGTAAGAAGAGTTTTCTCAAAATTATTGGCGAATGAAATCGTATCTGTACAAGCAATGAACTTACCAATTGGTAAATTGTTCTTCTTCGTACCTAAAATTCAAGGTTACAATGGTGGTGTTGAAGGTCAACAATCAGGTGACCACTACGCACCAATAGGTTCTCCAGGAAACTACTCAGGTAGTACAGAAGCTGGATATACAGGTGCTGGAGCTTACGCTAAAAATCTTTATGATTTGTTTTATGAAGGTACTGAACCAGGATTGAACCCAGGTGGTTTATTTGATTACTCTAAAGGTAGATGGTCAGCTATTACTTCTACAGTAGCTATTCAACAATGGTCTAATGGTAATTTAGTTGACGCTGTAATTTCTGGTACTTCAACAAGTGCTGGTGTTATTGCTGGAGGTAATACAAGAAAAGTAATTGTAAAACTTTGTGGTTTCCAAGATACTGGAGCTGGTAAATTAATTGGACCTGATGGAAATGAAATGGACACAGAAACTTTCTTGTCTGATTTAATTATCTACACTGGTTCTGGTTTAACAGTTGCCGCTGGTAGTCCATGTACAGTTTCAACAGGAGCTTTATTGTATAGAGTTGTTACTCAACAATATGGTCAAGGTATCGTAAATGGTGCTTCAGGAACTAGAACTCAAACTTCTTGGCCAACAAACAACGGTGGTTCATTCCAAAGTCCATGTAACGCTAACGGATGTATCTTCTTAGAAGTTGATTTGTCTTGTCCAGCTTGTGCTGATTGTGGTTCTGATTCATTAGATGGATACACTGGAACAACTATTTCTACAGGTTTAACTTCATCATCTTTCAACGCTGCTTGGAGACGTTACGAAGAATTAGAATTTGAAGATAAAATCGGTGAGGTTTCATTTGATTTAGAGTCTGTTACTGTATCTGTTACAGAAAGAAAATTAAGAGCACAATGGTCTCCTGAGTTAGCTCAAGACGTTGCAGCTTTCCATAACATTGATGCTGAAGCAGAATTAACTGCTTTGTTATCTGAACAAGTTGCGGCAGAGATTGACCGTGAAATCTTAAGAGATTTACGTAAAGGTGCTGCTTGGACTTTGAGATGGGATTACAATGGATGGAGAAGAGTAGGAGCTACAACTTCTTATACACAAAAAGACTGGAACCAAACTTTGATTACAGCTATTAACCAATTGTCAGCACAAATTCACAAATCTACTTTAAGAGGTGGTGCTAACTGGATTGTAGTTTCTTCTGAGGTTTCTGCTATCTTTGATGACTTAGAGTACTTCCACGTATCTAACGCTTCAGCTGAACAAGACCAATATAACATGGGTATTGAAAGAGTTGGAACATTAGCTGGTCGTTACCAAGTTTACCGTGACCCTTACTTCCCAGCTAACCAAGTGTTAATTGGACATAAAGGTACTTCATTGTTAGACACAGGTTATATCTACGCACCATACGTGCCGTTGCAATTAACTCCAACAATGTATAACCCTTTTAACTTTACTCCAATAAAAGGAATAATGACAAGGTATGCTAAAAAAATGGTAAACAACCGCTTTTACGCCCGAATTACTGTTGATGGTGTTAGAACATTTGATATTAAAGAATTAAGATAATCAAATATACTTAATTAAAACTAAAGGGACAAGAAATTGTCCCTTTTTTTTTTATAATAAAATTTCATATTTTAAATTACCGGTATCCCATATTTTATCGTAACCTAATTCAGACATTATTTGAGATTCTGTTTTATTTTTATCATAACCTAACTTAACTAATCTATCTTTTCTATAGTTAAACCTATGTTCTCTAACATCATATTTTTTAGTATAACTATAATTAGGTTTTGTTTCCCCAATATAATTAAACCCTGTTTTAGAATAAAAACAAAATTCATCTGAAGGTGACCAATTTCTGTTAGAATATGTTATAATTTTTTTAGGTGAATATTCCTTTATAAAATGTTTTAATAATTTTGTAAATCCACCAACTACATTTACGGAACAATAACGATATAATTCATATTCATCTATAGTTTTATTTTTATTACCTAAAATTTTTCTTAATGAACCAAATGACATAACGGCAACAATAATATCATTATGTTTTAGACCAAAGTATATTGTTGATTTATCATTACCTTGTAAATGGTTAGTCTTAAGAAAATTACTTTTTTCATCACTACTTATAGTTGTTATTTCACAATTTCTCGCATAAATTTTAGTATTATTTTTCTTCAATAAATTAGTAATTCTATTTTTTACTATATTTTTCTTTGTTAACCATTCGTCAGAAAAAATATGAATTAATTGAATGTTTTTTTCAAGACATTTTAATGTTTTATCTATATGATAATTTTTATGTTTCCCCCTATTTTCTGAGTGCCAATATAATCCATTATATTCTATAGCTATATTATAATCAGGAAAATACAAATCTAATTCAACACCATTTAATTGTTTCTTATCACAAACTTTAACATCAACACCTAATGATTTAACATATTCCTCAATTTCTTTTTCAGATTTACTTCTGTAGTAAAAATTAGTTTCACATTTTAATAAATTAGATACAAATGTGTCTTTTGTTTTTTTAGAAATTAAAGAGTTTTCGCCAAATTTATTTTTATATTCCTCGGTTGTTATATTATGTGATGACAAATGAGTGTTAGATAACATTTTAAATTGTTCGTCACATAATTCACAAGTGACATAATTATCTGTTTCATTAAATAACACATCTCTGTCAATAGAATTTGATAACGTTGTGAATAGTTTAAGTTCTGAAGGGAATTTTAACACATAATCACTAATTGAGTTGTGTGCGTTTTCAATATGTTTAGATAACGCCCCGGATTTATTAACAATATCTTTGGTGACCCATCCACATTCTAAACATTTTATTGTTGTTGATTCCGGTTTAGTGATTAAATTAAAGTAAGTAAAATGCCAATAATTCCCAGTATCCGTTAAATACATTCTTCTTTTGAATGAAGATGGGATAACTTCATTAGGGTAACATTTTTTAATATGATTAGTTACTCCACCACTTTTATTTTCAATGTCATCATATTCTTTACCACAACACTTACAAGATAGTATAATATTTTTATTATCTAACTCAATCTTTTTGACCTGTTTATGTTTGATTTGACCACCTTTAGTTTTTAATGGTATGTTATTACTTAATAAAATTTTTTTAATTTTAAGTTTACCAACCTTAAATTCTTTAGCCAAGGTCTCAATAGAGACATTATCTTTATACTTTTCAATTATTATATCTTCCATAAATATAATTATACCTAAAAAAGGAATGGAGTCAATTTTTTTAACAAAAATATATTTTTTTATTATTTGTATAATAAATTATTATAAACTTTGTGATATTTATTAATAAAAAGATTATATGAAAAATTTATATTCCTTAAATGATGAGGAAAAACAGAGAATATTAAATCTTCACGAGAATGCAACAAAACGTCAATATTTGGGAGAACAATTAACTGATGAAACTGGTAAATATACTCCAGTATATAAACCTGAAGTTGGTCCTGATACTCAAGTAGATGCTAGTAAGAAATTTACCCCAGCGGCAATGGCTTGTATTAAACAATTTGGTGAATATAAACCGGCTAAAACACCTGGTTTTGTTCAGGTTGAAACAGATAAAGCCACTGTATTCTTTAGTAAAGATTATGAAGTTAGATATCGACCAACCGGTGGTGAAATTATAAAGGGTCAATGGTCTTGTATGAGTAATGTTTTTAATATTAATCTAAACGATGATTCAACTTGGTCAAGGGCTCAAGGTGGTTGGAAGAATCCGACAATTAATACTAAACCTCAAGTTAAAATAAATCCGGTTTTACAACAAACAATGACGATTAATAAACAAATTCAACAAAAACTTGGATTAAAACAAACAGGTAAATTAACTCATAATGAATTGGAAGTTCTAATTAAAACATTAACACCTAACGCTACACCAACTCAACAATAAAAATAAGAAACAAAATGAACAGAAGTTATAGTAAAATTAGACATATTCAAGAAATAAATGTGTTACTTGAAAAAAAATTATTATCTGAACAAACAGGAATTGGATATGGTAATGAACCAGCGCCAATTGCTGGTGTTACAGACACAGCAACAACACCTGCTGTGACAACAACACCTACTGCAACAACACCTGCCACCACAACAACACAATCTACTGAAACACAAACTAAAGAGGTTCAAGGAAAAGAAAAAACGGCAGAATTAGTTGGTACTTTACAAGAATTATTAAAAAACACATATAAACAAAATATTGTGGCGGATAAAAAATACGGGTCAAAAACAGCTCAAGCTATTCTTAACACTTTAAAGACATTAAAAAAATAAAGAGACTATTCGGTCTCTTTTTTTGTTATAGTTCTAATTGCTCTAGATATTACCTCACATTCCCCCAATGAATACATCCCACTACTATATCCGTATTTAACGGCTTGAATTAGGAAGTAGGTTGCGTTATCTTTATCCATTGTGTTTAGAATGGTATCTAAATGTTCTTCATTATACAGAGGTATAGTTTCAAATAATTTACCAAAAAGTTCTTGTTCTTGTTCCATAATATAATTTAATAGTATATTTATAATTATACTATGAAAAATAATAAAATACATATTTCAGAAGCGACAAGTACTTCATCTGGAAGTAGGGGTTCTTATAACGCTCCATTATCAATTGGTATTAGATTGTTTAATAAACAGGCTATGCAACCATATTATGTACCAACATCAGAGTATGATGACGCTATGTTGACATATGATAGTTATGATGGTGAGATGAGTACACCGAAGAAGGTTATTAATAAAATTGAGAAATTGGCTCGTAAGATTGCGAAGAAGGTTAAAGATAATCCGGTATTAAATGATGATGATGGTGATATTTTAAATAATAAACTTGGTAAAGTTAATGAGTGGATTGAAATAAGAAGTTTTAACGAAGGAAAACACGAAACCCGTAATCTACAACAAATAATAAAAGATACTCTATTACAAGAAAGAAAAAACCCCTAATCTTCAACGACAGGGGTTTTTTGTTTTGGTTTCGGATTCATCTTACTTAAAATGTTATCTAAAGAATGTTTTATTTGAGATTTCATTTGGTTTTTTAGTTCTTGTCTGAGACTTTCAGTTTTGTTATCATACATAGTTGTCATTTTTCTCCAATCTCTATCGGTTAATAAAATGTTACTATAATAAAAAACATGATTGATAACACTAATTTTTTTATTATCAAGAATTACGAATATTCCTAGTTTACTATTTTTAATATATCTTTCTTCCGATAATGGAGCGATAAAGAACTCAGACTTTGGATGTTTGATTGCGTTACGACAAATAGCAACACAGGTTTTAGTGTCCGCTAAAATACCTGGGTCAACAACATCATACATATGTTTTAACTTTAATAGTCTTTTTTTAACTATATCTCGTTTGATTAATTTTTTAATATATTGTATCATGGCGGGTGGGGTTTAATTACCATACAAAGATAGAGAATATAACCCATAAAAAAAAGGGAAATTATCCCTTTCTTCTATATTGTAATAAAATAATTTTAATTAAGAATTTAATCCATTTCCACCAATAGTAACCGCATTCATTTGAACAACAGTTCCCCCAGTTGTGTTAGAGTATCCCGGATGTGGTGGTACGATAATTTGTAAATTCTTATCACAGTCTATTTGACATATAACTGTTTCTGTGTTTGCACTAATTTCACCCATTTTGTTTTTATTTATAAATATTTAGTAATCTGAATTTTTGATGTTTACAATCTGAAATTTAATCTGTCTTTTGTATGTGTTAATTTCACCACTACTTTCAACTTTGATATCCACATAATATTCATTAGGTATTTTATCTCTAGTATCAAATATAAAATTATATTCATCAGCGGTACGGTTTAGTTTTGTCCAATCTTGAACCTGAACTTCAACTTGACCTTCTCTAACATATACTCTATAATATGCACGGATATTTGGTAATAATTTTTGAGTGGTATAAGCTTGTTTAATAACAACCCCCACTTTTCTAACATCCGTATTATAAATTTTTTCATCTTGTTTAATACCATAAAAATCAAATCCATATAATTTTGGGTCAACAGATGATGTACCAATTTGGATTGAATGTTTTAGTGGGTATATTGTAAAGTTATTTATCACATTAGGTAATGAAAACCCATTTAAAGTTAATCCAGACCAAATGTCTGAAAAAGTACAAGGAGTTTTATAACCAATAAGTGGTGGTATGGTGATTTCATACACACCTTTTGTTCTTCGGCAAGAAGTTAAACCGGTTAAACCAGGTATTAAAGTTCCGCTAGAATCTGATATGCTAACAGTCGGGTTAGTATCCAAATTAATAGGATTCCCATTATCGTATAGGTATAAATATAGTTTATTTATTTTACCTAATGTAAATGAATTTCTATCATCCTCAATTAGGTCATTGTAATTAGTTTCTAAAAATGGTTCGTAAAAAGTTTGAGTATGTCTAGTAAAAAACTGAACTTCATAATTTTCCGTTAAACCTGTTAAATTTTCAACTTGTGGTTTAAATGCGATACCCCATCCTGAAATATTAGGTAAAGTTCCATTTAACACATTATTAATTTCTTGGGTCATATCAAAACTAATGTTTTCATTACCAAACTCAAAATGTTGTGTACCAACAATTGTTAAACCCGAATAAGGAACCACCCCAATATTTTTATTATTATAAATCCCGGGTGTAGTCCAAGAGTTTATTGTTGTTGTTGCGGACCAATTTGAAGGTCTTGTTGAATAATTTTTATCAATAGTTATTTCGTATTTTAAATCCGCGTAATCATAACCAACACCTTCATCCCACAATTGGGGGGTTGTAACAACATTATTTATATAAGGAATTCTAAATAATATTAAATCAAATGATGTTGCTCTCATTCGTTGTTGAGAAGTGGTTGTGTTTAAACTTTCAATATCAAATGTTGAGGTATTAAACATTCTCAAGGTATGTTTTATATTGTTAGTACATCCCGTGGTTATTGTTCCATCTGAAATTTTTTGTTTTAATAAATCTAAATCTAAATTAAAAATAAAGCGACTATACCCATTTGGATATTGGGTTGTCGCTGTTGAACCATAAAATAATTCTGTAACCGGATTTCTCCCTGTATTACATAAACTATTTGATATAAGAGTATTGTTCCTATTAAAGTATGAATTGTTAATTGACATAAATATCTTTTAACAATAAATAGTTAGTTTATACGAATATTGTTATTTAATATTGAATTTTCCGCGTTAGCTAATATTTGTTGTATTTCAGCACTTGTTTGACCATTACCTGAAGCTACAGGAACTGGTGGCATTGTCGCTATAGGATGGACATGACCAGTTACAAACGAAAACATTTTTCTAAGTAATTTCATTAATTCATCACCTCTAACCGTTGGATAGGTTTTATTATAAACACTATTCTCATCTCCAATAAATTTATCTTGGGGAATACCATACAAAGTATTGTTAATATCTATAGGACCTTTTGGACCAGTAGAATCATGTGAAAATAGATAAATTTTTTGGCCACCTAAAACACTATATGTTATATCTTCATCTATAAATTCTGATGGTATTACAGTGTCGGTTTTTAATTCTGATTGAGACCCTATTACAGGTTTTGAATTTTTATTTTCCCAAACTAAAAAAAAACCGGAATTTTTATCCGCTTGAGATAATTTTATTTTTTCAATAAATCCACTAAAATTACTAGACTCATTGATATCATAATTAGAGTTTTGAAAATTAACGCCTTTTTCATAAGTTAATTTTGATGGTGTGACAATAAAAGGAAATACATCTTTTGTGTAATTATTAGCGTTATTAAATGTAAAACCGGTTATATCCATAAACCCATTAAAAACACCAGATGTAAATTTATTAACTAAAGATACTACATCATCAAAGGAATAACCATTAAATTTAAGTTCCTCTAAAGGACCTGTGTAATCACTACCAAAATCTAATTTAGTTATAGTGTCTGCGTTAAAATTACTAGTGTTAACTCTTTCACTTGGAATAACATTATAAAGCCCCACAGAACCATTAAACATCTGTTGAGTGTTTTCTAAATTATCAATATTCCAAATAACAATTTTCTTAACCACTTTAACTACCTCAACTAAATAGTTTTGACTTTCAGAAGATTGGTTAATTTTTTGTTGTGTGTAATTTGTTAATTGTAAAAAAGACCTTTTATTATTCCCAATAGGGAATTCATCTTTGTTTAATGTTTTTGTTTTACCAGCTCTAATTAAAACTTCATTATTTTTGACAATAACATCAGCAGTTCCTCTACCCAATAATGAATTATCTCCAGGTTCTGGAAAAACACCATAACTAGAAATATTTCTATATTGACCAAATTTGTCCTTAAGAGACATACCTTGTTTAATTCTATCCCCAGACGCTAAAAATTTCTTAGCACCTTGATAATATTCAAAAGGTGTTGTCATAGGTGATGAAAATGGTCCTTGGATATAAAATTGACTACCGAATGGGAAATCTTTATTCTGATATATTATATGAACATATTCATCTTTTAATGGGGTTTGATTAATATAAAAAGGTAATAATGGTAAAAACACTAAAGGGTCTCTAGATGTCCAAGAATCAATATCTTCATTCCAATTAGGGACGGACGCTAAAATATCCTTATAATTTTTAGTTTCAGGTATAACTCTCAAACGACCCAACATCATTGGGTCTTGATTATCAATAACATGTCCAGGAAAAATTATTTGATTATCCATTTTGTTTCGTTCTATTTTCGTATTCTTTTAAAATTAAATTATAAGTTATTTCTAACTTATCTAAATGATGCGTTAAATTAACTAAACTATCTTTAGTTAATTTAAAGTCCTGTTGAATAAAGTCCATTACAAAAATTAAATCTTTATTAGATGAAGATTTATAGTCTTTAATAATATTAATAACTTTTTCAGTTTGTTCTTGTTTTACCATAATTATAATTTTTTACCGTAAGCACTTGTAGGCATAGTTCCCGCTGGTGTCACAGATAATACACCTAAAGCTATTTGTACTTTTCCATTTTCGGCTTCTTCTTTAGCCATTGCTTTCATTTGAGCGAATTTACTCAATACGTCCAAATTAGGACTACCATCAGGCATTGAACCTGTGGGTACTCCCATTTTTTGTAATTCCTCTATCGTTCCCATAAAAGCTCTTGATTCAGAATAACCATCAAGTAACTGTGTTGCGAATAATAAAGGTAACGGTATGTCAAAACCGGGGGTTGTTAATAAATTTAACAGACCTAATAATTCATCAATTACACTTTTACATTTTCGCCAATCACTAATGAACTTTGCAACAAGAAGTAATAACGATATTAACTTTAATATTATTATTAATCGTTTGTCCATTTTTTCTCTAATAATATCAGTAATAATTACTTGTAATAATCTTTGAATATCTTTTTTTATTAGATTAAATAATTCCTCAACAAATAAAGCTCCAATTTTGGATATTAAGTTTATTGCAAATTTTTTAAACTGTTTAATAAATTCAACAAATGAATTTATGATATCAGAAATATTTTGACCTAAAGCTTTTAACATTGTAAAAATAGGTAAAAGTATTTTTGGTGATAATAAAGCGGATATTAAACCTTGAGCAATTAATTTAACAAAATTTAAATCTACAGCGGCTTGAGCATTAATTGTAAGACCCCATTCTGGGTTATTAGCTAAAACATTAGTTAAATTATCCGCGGCGTCAACAAAATCTTCGTCTTTAACGAATTTTAAATTACTTAATTCACTTAAGATTGTATCATAATCAACAGGGACTTTAATGTCATCACAACCCTCAAATTCAATAACACCATTTTTAATATTTGTTACTCTTTGGTCTATTTTTCTTAAATCAACATCCGTAAATTCAAAAAAAGATTCATCAATACCATCAAGTTCAGCTAATTTAGCAATACCACTTACATCAATTTCATTTCTCCCGTCAAAACAAAGTCCTAAAATTCTTTGAATTAAAATATCTAATTTTGTTTGATTTTCAACATCTCCAAATCCAGCACTCGCTTTCATAGAAACAGCTCCAGACAACGCTTCCATAATATTAGTCATAATATTATTAGCGTCAACAACTTTAATAGTTTTGTAATAGTCAGACATAAATTGACCAACTTTATTAACACCATTAACCCTATTAACTAAATCAACTTTATACCAAGGTCCTGTTTCACCAGCAGGAGTAGTTTCAACATATTGGATGTTAAATAAATCCTGTCCTGATAAACCTTTATAGTTTTTACCAGTATAATCAACATTATAAGGTTGACCAGATTGTATTCTTTGATATAACTCCCTGTTCATTGCGAAAGGGTATGTTTGTACATTTATCTGATTTTTTTCATATAAAACATCTCCAGGACTTTCAGTCGGTTTTTTTTTAAGAAGATTTCCTAAATCAATAGAACTTACTTTAATATAGTGTGTTCCTCCAGCGTATAATTGTTGTTGGTCACAACCAACAGCGTTTAACGATTCTTTTATTACAATACTAGATATTTTAGGTTCAATATTTTGTAGTGCTTTAATTAATAGTCTTTTAACATATTTTGTGGTATTACTACCCTGACTAGAACTAGCTTGATTAATATCTAAAAGTTTTTCAAATTGGGTTTTAATTCCTTTTTGATAACTTTTAGTTTTATCTTTAATTTTATTTAATTGGTCAGTAACTTCTTTTTTATTTTTTTCAATAGAATCACCAATACCTTTTTTAGTGTCACTATATTGAGACTTTAACTCACCATAAGCTTTACTCGCTTCAATTTTACTTTGAGCTTTATTAAAGTCGTAGTTTATATCAAATCCCATATATTATTGTTTTTTAATTTTATATATGTCATCAGAATTTGAAACATCCTTATCTATTAAATTTTTAAGAGTTTCGTCATCAACACCCAAATCCAAGATAGAAAAACTTTCTTGATTATTATTAGATTTTTCCCACATACTAGACTGTAGTTTAGATAATGTTAATTTTTTTTCAACACAATCATTGATGATTTTTTGTTGTTTCTCAATGACAGGACCAATAAGAGTCATATCTTCAGGGTCCTTCATCATTGTCAACATTTTATTTTGAATTCTAATCGCGGTATTTCTTTGTTCAACAAGTTCATTGTAAATCTCTTGCATAAGAGATAACATAGAATCTTTAGTTAAATTAATTTCTTTTTTTTTCGGTCTTCCCATAATATATAATTACTTACTACTTAATTTATTTTTTAATAATTAAAATTAATTCGTTTTATTTAACCATATTTTGAATTAAATCATAATACATATATTTGTATCGTTTCATCGAACCTCTTACCTCTTTGGTTGTTAAATTTGTCATTTCTCTTAATGACAATAAAATAATATTTTTATTAAATTTATTATTATCATTACCAATAAATATTTGTTCATAGTTACCAAAAATATCATATAAAGCTTGACCTAACTTAACTTCATTTTCTGTTAAGTTATTGTTTTTAAGTGTTGTATCTAACTCTAATAAGAATTTTGCAATAACATTTCCGGAATCTAAAGAATCGTTCTCAATACTATATGAAAACATTTCATCATTTTCTATACTTGATGAAATGTCCTCATAAGAAATTTTTCTATTAGTCTCCTTTTGGTCTTTAATAATTTGTCCCATTAAGTAATTCTTACAAATGGTTCCAAAATAAGAATACGCCTTTTTTTCCTTGTCCGGTTTAAACTTATCTATTTTAGTCATTAAAAACGAGTGAGTATCTACATGAATATCATTGAAATCCATATCTTTTCTGTATAATTTGTATCGTCTAATAATTGACGATATCATCTTATCTAAAGGTTTTTTTAAAAAATCGTTATAAATTTTATTTTTTTCTTCATATGTTTTAGCATTTAGAAAATCTATAACTGCCAACTCTTCCCTAATATCAAAATAGTTAGTTTGAGTTGGCTTTCTACCTTTCTTTTTTAACTCAACAATTGTTATACCTGTCAAATTAATTTCAAGATTCATTAAACTTCTTGTGGTTCGTAACTTAACGACCTGTCATTTGTGAAGAAGTATTCTTTTTTGGCTGAATCAATCCAAAATTTAACTTCGTCATTGGTTAATGTGGTTTCACCATTTTTATAATTCCAAAAAATAGAACCTTGTCTTAAATTAACATGCTTGTATCCAATTCTTGGGATAGACATAATCTTAACAGCATTATGTGTTAATCTCAATAAAAATTCATATCCAAAAGTTAATTTAAAAGATGATTTTAATTTTCCAAATTCAAGGAAAGTTTCTTTCTTAATTACCATTCCAGATGTTTGGAAATTTTGATAATCGTGTAAAGTTTCATTAGTTAAAATACCCATTTCAGATGTAAAGTTAGCTGCGAATGTTGCTTCATTTGTAAATCCAGCAAAAACACCTTTCTCGTCCGTATCAATTACAACTGGTAAAAATACAGATACTTCAGGGTAAGCTTCGGAATATTTAACAACATTTTTAACCCAAATATTTGAATATTCATCATCAAATTCAAACAATGTAACCCATTTAGAGGTTGCTAAACTAACTCCGTGGTTAATTTGGTCAGCATAATTAGGTTCATTAGTCCATTCATGTTTAACAACATTTAAATCACCAAAATTAAAATTATTAAGGTAATCGACTAAATAAGTTTCATTAGTATGAACAATAACAAGTTCGTTTATCGCAACTTTTTGAGTTTTTAATGACTCAATACATTTTTCAAAGTAATCTACAAATCCAATAGTTTTACCTGATTTTATTGGTAATATAACCGAAATACTAAAAGTGTTTTTATTTTCCATATTATTCTTCAATTGTGTTTAGTTTAGGTAATTGTTCTTCAAATGAGTTTAATCTTGTTGAAATATAACCCTCAAATAAAGTAACCACTTGTTTATTAAAATTTTCAGTTGTTGGTAAATTCTCAACAGTTTTTAACATTTCAGTTTCCAACTCTTCATTTACATTATCTTCTAACCAATTTTGTAAAAAGTCAGCAATATAATCAACCATTTGATTTTTATTATTAATCCAAACTCCGTTAGTTTCTGTCATCCATTCCGGTACTAAATTAGGTGCTAAACCTAAAACAGGAACATTTGATTTCATTGATTCTAATGGGTAAGTACCATAACCACTTGTTTCATCAATCCATACAGATAAGAAACATTCGTTAAGAGCTCCAGCAAATTCTTTTTCAGATAAACCTCTCATATCTCTAAAAGTTATCCATCTATATTGTGGAAATTTAATATAAAAAGCTTTAATTACATTAATAGAATCTCTTTGTTCTCTTGAATGAATAGCAATCATTGGTTTTGCAGGTAGAGTATGTGGTTTGAAACTGTCAGAAATAACAGGTTCTAAAATATCAAAAGAAACATTTCTCATAACATTCTCAATAAATTCTTTTTGTTTTGCGGATGTTGTAATACATTTAAAGAAACCTAATTGAGACCATGTTTGTCCTGGTTGTAATGTTTCTAAAATATGGTCGTAAGCTTGACATAATACAATTTTACCACAAGGTAATTTTGAAATTTGTTCCATTATAAAACCATAAAGTTCAGGTAAAACAATAAAATCTTCCGGAGAAACTTCCAAGTTTTGTCCTTCAATTGCTGTATGAGGTAGTTCCATATACTCAGTTCCTAACCATTCACCAACACCTACATAATCCGGTTTTTCGTGCAACATAATAGGGTTGTAACCATTATTTTTTAACGCCATAGCTAATTTGTAGATATAGGTTAAAGACGCTTTTGCGTTTCCTTTAGTGTCTTGAACTAGAAGATAAATCCTTGATTTCTTATTCTTCATGTTTTCAATTGACAATTCTAATTTTGAAATTTGTTCTTGTGTCATTTTTAGTTAATATTTATTTATTAATTTTTTATTTAATAGTGTGTTAAACGCTAACTTGAAGGGAATAGATAATTCATTACTTTTAACACCTAAATTTTCGTCAATCTCATCACTTTCAGTCATGATTACCTCTAACATTAATTTTACCGTTTCATATTTGATAATACTAATATGATTAACATCCGTATCTCCAGTAAATTTTACGTCTTGTTTAACCTGTAAATATTCATCAACTTTATCTAAATCAATAAAATAATGTTCGTTTAAAATTTTTAACATTTTGTTATTTCTTTAATTTTTTCACTCAATTCAATTATTGAAGTTATTGTATGAGTGGAGTTTATTTCCTTATTATATTCTGTCTCAAATTTTATGACTTTTTTATTTTCAGGATATTCTAATAATAAGTCAGGATTTGATGTAAGTAAAACATCAATTTCATCCCACATAGAATTAATTGTTAAATTACTGTAAAATTTTACTTTTTCTAATTGACACCCAAATTTAGATAAGAAAAACAACGATGCAGGTTTAGATTTTCCTATCTCATCCGAAACAACACAAAAGTCGTGTTCGTCTCTTAATTGGACATAAATATCATTTAAGGTGTTAAATGTTGCGTATTCTGTTGATTGTGAATGGCCAAATATTTCCATAGGGAATTCTTCATATAAGAATGAATATAACTCATCATCATCAACAAAAGTAAAATGATTTTGTAAATTTAACGAATTCACTGGGGTTGTTATTTCATACTTAAAAGTGTCTGAATCTTCAAGGCCTTCAGTCTTATCAATCATAAATTTTTGATAAGTTTGCTCAATCTTATCTAAAGTATTTCGTAATACTCCATTAATTTCAATACCTATTCTCATTGTTAATTTTTTATATTTAATGAATAAATGAATAGTTTTTTTAATAAAATTTTCAGATATTAATGTTAATATAATAAAAAAACCCCATAAATCAAGTAGCTATGGGGTTTTAAATAATAAAAATATTTTATTGTTCTTCGTATTTTGTTAATATTTTACTGATTAATGGGTTTCTAACGATATCTTTTTTATCTTTGAACTCAAAAACTGCGATTGAATCGTTATCTCTAAATTTATCAATTGCGTCCCATAAACCACTTTGTTTTTTATCTCTATACTTATCGGATTGTTCAATATCTCCGGAGATAAAAAATTTACTATTGTAACCAATTCTAGTTAATAATAATTTCATTTGACTTGGTGACGCATTTTGACCTTCTTCAAATAATAGTATTGAATTATCAATATTCATTCCTCTCATAAATGCTAAAGCAAAAACTTCAATAACTTCAATCTCTTTAAGTTTTTCTCTATTTTCCTTTCCAATGATTTTATTTAATAAATAATATGATGGGAAAATATAAGGGTCCAATTTTTCTTCAACATTACCAGGAAGACTTCCTAATTTTTCTTCTGCTTCTACAGCTGGTCTAACAATGATAATTTTTTCATAAGGACTCGTTGGGTCGGCAATCAAATCAACGGCTGCCTTCATAGTTATATAACTTTTTCCAACACCGGCTGGACCTGAACATATTGTTATTTCATTCTCTATTAATGTTTCATAATATCGTTTTTGATTTTCAGTTAAAAACTTGTCTTTAGTTCTTCGTTTTATTATTTGAGCAATCAATTCTTTTTTGTTAACAATTTTTTTAGGTTCATCATTTGATGGTCCTTGTTGAGTCGGCTTTTTAGCTCTTGTCATAATTTTTAGT